CTTATTTGAGTCCACGCAGCTGGAGATTGATTGAACCCATCTGCAAAGCACCTCGGTTTGGACTACATCAGGGGGGTCATTGAAAACGGCGCGGATATTGTCAGGGTGGATGGTCGTGCCTAAAGCGGGATTTGCGTAAGCTGCATTTTCCATCGTCACATCATCAGTTGGTGCAGACCACTCGAAGTAACCGATGTTATCTTCAGCGCCGCCGATGGATTGAAGCGCGCGCTGTCTAAATTGGTTCAGCACTACTGAACTGGCATCGCCAGCATTGGTGTACGCGAGGATCATAGGATTCTTTGCAGCCATCAGGGTATAGCGCAGCGATGCAAATGATTCCAGGTCATTCATTTCGCGAAGCTCATCTAGGTGGATAGTTTCAGGCTTTGATACACCGCGAGCCGCTGAACCGCCTGCCTTGATGATAAAGCGAGTTCCCAGCATCGTCTCGATTTCTTCTGATCCATGACTCCACCTGATTCGCTTGACTTGCTTTGCCAGGTAGTCGCTGGATTCAATGACATTTACCAGCTGCCTGAACTGCTCCAGGGATGTAGATAGTCGATGTGCCGAGCCGATTTGCAGCGATTCTTCCCATAGGAAAAGGCCGCCCAGGATTCGCAGCTGCATCAGAAAACTTTTGCCATTCTGCCTGGCTACAGTGCAGACATTTACAGGGCTAGCCCACCTGCCATTTGGCAATACTTTGTGGCTATGCTCGATGAAGAACTTTTGCCAGTCCATAAGCTCGATGCCGATTTGACCAGCCAAGTCCACCAGTTCAAGCCCGCGACTAGGCAAATCATTCAGCGGCGTGTGGATTCTAGGCGTTGGATGGCCATAAATGCCTTCTGTATCCCTACCCAAAACCGATTGCAGCCGATTTGAGCCCTGTTCAGCCTCTATGAGTTCCTTTGAGGCTTCTGCGTGGCTAGTCATGGCTTATCGAGTCATTTTGAGGGGTAAAAGGAACAGGAAGGGTCAGGGGTGTCCTGGGCGTACTAAAAACTCGCCCCCCTTTGCTGGAATTACAAGTTCTGCACAATAGCTGAAGGTTGAAATCATCATCAGTGCCGCCTTGATTGCGTGGGATGATGTGGTCAACCGAATCACCTTCATTACCGCACTGTTGGCATATGCCACGATCTCTATTAATGATGCGCTGCCTTATCTTGCGCCATCGATGTGTACTACCGCTTTCAGTTAATGCACTCATTAGTAATAACCCTTAATCTTATGGAAGTTCCATGCCTTACACATTGAACCATAGCGGCCTTTGATGTATTTGATAGTTGCATCTATCTGCCTGTATCCATCGAGATTGCGATAGTGCTTGCTTCTCATTTGGCCTAAGCCAAAGTGACTACCATTTTTAGCTTTAACACTCCATCTGCTCTCTTTATAGATGATATGACTGAAGCATCTATATTGATCGTAATTAATAATCCTTGAGTGTGCATATAGCTTGTAATGATCTGCTTCATTAGCGTGTACGGGTTGCATCAGTAACAAATGCGAGCCTATACATAGGCATAGAGCCGCCCAAACCACCAGTCTCCTTAGCGAGCTACACGGCCACAGCCGCTCGCTTGCAGAGCTGGATGGTAGCAACCCTGTCAAGCGCATCGAGTTATCCACAGAATTTTGAGCGCCCTGTCGGCGTGTTATCCACAGGTTATCCACAGGCACTAATCCTTACCGTTTTCAATAGCCACATGATTCGACTGGATATGTCGAGCCATCAATAGACTGATTTCATCAGCTGTAAGCCATTTTTTTGCAGCTGTGAGTGAGTAGCCACATGGGCATTGAGTCAATGAATCGTATTCGCTCATTGATGCCCCCATCCGTCACCCTTAAAGTGTATGGGTGTTGCCTGATACACCCTGGACATTATGATCGTACAGTTATCACAATTTGGAATTGGATAAATGTCATTAATGCCTGCCGATATTGATTTAACCTGGCTGCACATATCGCATCTATATTCATAAATCGCCACTGTAAGCCGTCTCCTTGTCTAATATAACCACACCCATGACACCGCAGCTATTGCACTCCACTACCTCGACATAAGGCGGCAGTGTGTCGGTGACCTTTCGGACTGTGTGGGTTGTCAGCTTCTTTTCGACCCTACATTCATATTTGATTTGCATAGATGCTCCTTGAGAAGTTAGCCATAGGGTGTAAATCCTGTTGACCTATCCACCATGACCCATCGCTGCGCTGGTGTGAAGGCCTACGGGCTACGGCTACAGGTATCCAGCCGCAGACATAGTATTTTGGCATTGATCCTGTCACCAGGATGGCGATGTCCTCTTTGCGGTCAAGCTCTGTAAGTATCAGCGAGCCATTTTGCCACTTAGTCCATTTGACCTCGATGTTATTACCCACATCAGCCTTCAGCTTGAAGTTATCAGCTGATAGATCTATGGCTTTCCTGAAGTATTTGGCTACTGCAACTTCAGCCCCAAATGCTTGACTTTGTTGCGCGACAAAATCGGGGAAGTTTAATCGCTCTCGATCATGCTGATAATTCCGCTTGACCGTCACGCCTTCCCACTGCGGTATGTAGTCTATGGCACGCCGTAAGCCTGCCTGAGTGACTGCCACCTGCGTGGCGTTATCTAAATCTACTCTTATCACTTGCAGTCCTTGCATAGCCAAATAACTGCTTGGCCATCTACCATCACCGAATAACTTTCAGCTAGTGGCTTTGGCTTTTCGCACTTATCGCAAATGGCGTATTCGCCAGGTCGGTACATCTGCAAGTGACCCATCAGATGCGCTCCTTCCACTGGCCTGTGCCTGTGAGTACATACCAAATCGGTGGGCACTGATTAGCCTTAGTTTTTTCAGGGCATAGATGTCCACGCCAAGCCTTGCCATTCTTATCGCCCTCTTTGAGAATCATGTGCCCATGCTTGCAAATAGGTGCTTCAGCGATAAGTTCACCGCCCAGCTGTGACTCGATTTCTTTGATGGCTGTTTTAACTGTAGAGATTGACTCATCCCAAATAGGTTTAACCCAAGGATCATCCTCGATGAAAGTTTTAGGCATGTGTTCTACCTGCTCCATGTTTTCCTTAGAAGCCTTCTCATCGACTCCTAGCACCACACTTGCAGCCCTGCCTATTGCGCTTGAAACTGTGTCCTCTACATACCACCGCTTCATTTGCGCGTTATATGCACCCACCATGCCATGAGCAAAGTCAATAGCTGCTGGCTCTTTGTCCTCGTAATGGCGGTAGATGCGGCACTCGATCAGGATGTAACCCTTCTCAGGATTCCAGTCGATAATCGATGTGTGTATTTTGTTGTTTGGGTAAGTGGTGTGAAGGCGCTTTACCTTTTGATTTACTGTTTCGTAATTGTCGAGGAATCCCATCAGCGTGACTCCAAGCTCTTGCGTGCAGCTATCTTGCCGCGTATAAATCCTTCGCGCTTGCCTTCTTTAAGGCCTACTGTGTAACCGATTGTGAAGCCCATAAGCGATGAAATAAGAATCCACATCGCCACTTCGCCTATTGAGTACATTATTGCTCCCGTTCAGGGAACTAGTGTGCTTCGCTCCCTGCCATAACTGTGAAGCAAAGCTGTGACAAGGTCAAGATTCCTGCGTATCGTTGGGCGTGTCGGCTCGCTTTTCGGCCTTATCCTTTAAGCCATTTGATGCCAGCACCGAGCCCAGTGCGCCTGTAAGGAATACTGTCAAGGTTGTCAGAAGCTCGATGAACGCACGATCATTGGGCGCTTGTGCGCCGATTGGCTGTGTCACAAATATGAGCGCGTACAGCATCCCCATCACTGATAAGGCAAAGACCAAAGCCAGGCATACGCCGATGAATACAATTAAGCGGGCTTTGAGCTGCTCATTGCTTAGTCTGCGGCTGTTCCTGGGTATCAATTTCATCTCCAAATAAGTCTTGAGTGCAGACTCCCGTACTAATACACTCTGGCGGATTACATTCAGGCTTTTGCCAGTTCTCGAATTCCTGGCATGGATACCTAACCCATCCATCGTATTGACCACACGCAGATAGCCCTATCGAAAGCGATAACCATAGGGCTACCTGTTGTAGCTTTCGGGTCACTTCCCCTTAACACCGAAACTTGAGTCATTTGGATTCAGCCAACGCAGAATCACTGGCAGTACAGCTGCAAGGCCTGCGCTAGCAATTGCCTTTGGGTCGGTGACTCCAGCCATGTAGACGGCCACACCAGCTGCTAGGAATGAGCGCGCCCATGAGGCCGCCATAGGTTTGATTTGGTTCATTTCTTCTCCTTCTTCTTCAGAATGGTTTTCTTTGGTTTAGCCTCGATGACCACCGCTGGGTATTCACCCTTAAATGGCACATACTTAGGCCGACCAAATCCCACGATCTCTTTGCCGATGGTGCGCTGCTTAATCATCACCATGCCGCCATTGCGTTGATCGCCAGTTCCTGATGTGTTGCCTTCGATGCAGGTAATGACCTTGCCTTCAATTTTGGCAACGATGCCCACATGACTGATGCGGTCTACGCCATCATGAGGAAAGTCCATGAACGCCAAATCTCCGAGCTGTGGTGTCTCGTTCCAGCGGCCAATGTCCTTAAATTTGTGTGCGCCTGTAGCTGTGCTAACTACTGATGGTGCTTTGACTTCAGCTTGTGCGAGTACCCAGTTGCAGAATGAACCGCACCAGGGTAGGCCGTTGGCTTTTGTAAATTCTCCATATTTGGTTAAGTTATCAGGCACTTCTACATAACCAACTTCACCCAAAGCAATTTCAATTGCCCGCGGTGCTGTGCTATTCGGGTATGTCATCCGCGCAGTGCTGCTATCTCGTCAGCTGTAAGGCCTAGAGCTTCGAGCTTGCTTACTGCCGATGCAGCGGCTTCAGCCTTAAGTGCTTCAGCTGTTACACGATCTTGCTCAGCTTGTGCCGCTAATCCGGCTTCAAGTTCCATCTCAGCTACTTCATCATCAGTTAGCTCGATGATGGTTTCAATACCTGTTGAACAGTCGATTTCGATACGGGTTGGGTTTGTCATGAGTTTTTTACTCCATATAGGTAGGCGGTTGTGTATTGAACGAAGTTCCCTGAAGTTGATGTAAGAGTTAATTGGTTGATAGCCGTTGTCTGTGACCATAACCCAGCATAGAATCCAAGGCTATTTACCGTGCTTGAGTTCTGCTCTGATACAAAGTCAGATGAGATTGATTTATTATTAGAACCAGCGTGGTTAGGGATATAAATCTCTGCGTTGTTAAAGGTGCTTGCAGTAGTAGTTGATCCACCTACCACGGCTAGACGGGCAGTAGTGTTGTTGTTAGACCACACGTTAGTGCCATCGTAGGCTTCAAGTAAGCGCCATGATCTATTGGTTGAAACTCCGTTGATTGCCACATTTATGTTAAAACTAGAAGCACCGCCTGAAGCATCTACTCTTGCGCTGATTTTCAGGCAGAGATCTGTGTAGGTGCTGGGAATTGACGAGAAGTCAATAGATGCCGCTCCACCTGCTCCAACTGTCGAGCTTGCAATTAGTTGAAATGTATTAGGCATTATGCAGCCGCGATTCCGTAGAGGGTAAAGGTGGAACCGGCAGTAAATGTGCCGCCGCTAATAGTAAGTAGGATTGAAGTGATAGCCGAAGTGCTGCGCCATAATCCAACTGAAGCAAAGACTGAAGCGGCTGCATCATTTTCACGCTCGATTACTGTCTTGAAAGTAGTTGAGTTGGAATAGTTCTGAATGTGCAAAATGTTTGCAGCATAAGATGAACTAGATGACGGAGTTCTACCTGCTCTGACATAATTCACGCTTGATGCGCGACCTGATGAAGCACTAGAACCATCGCCGAACATATAAGTAAATGAGTAATTAGTTGCAGTATCGCTATTAAACTGCGCCTGAATGACTGCGTTAGTAGAACCTGAAGCGCTAGAGATAAGAATTAAATCTGTGTAAGAACCGCTAATAGAAGTGAACGAAACCGTTGTAGGAGTTCCCGAAACGGTTGTAGTCGCTATTGGGGTGTATGTTGATCCGGCTGCCATGATTACCCCTTAATTCCGTAGAGTGCGAACTGGCTGTATTGTGCAAATGATGCCGATTCCGGTGTAATTGTAAGGCTAGAGACGGCTGTAGTTGAATTGTAAAGAGATGAACCTAAAGTTACATAACTTGTACCGTAACCGTTTTGCTCTCTACCTGCTAGACCTCTGACAGTTTTGTTTTTATTTGTGTCTGCATAATCCAGCACATCAACAATAAATGCTCCAAAGATAGAAGCTCCGGCAGCGACTTGGGTAATTGCTAGTCCGATAAAACTGTTTGCTACTGACTGAGCTCCTGCCGCCGAACCAGTACCGTAAAGTGCGTGACTGCGCGCTGAGGTTGT